ATCCACTGCATCATGCCGAGGGTGGATGCAGACAGAATCCCGGGCAAGCTGGACGCTCGCAATATGCCGTGGGCATCGATCTACATCGATGCGAAGCACAACAAAATCGTGCGTGATTCAGGAGCATGGGAAATGCCAGCGGCAGTTCATCGACATCTTCTCTGGGGGAGAGCAAACCCGTGGGGATTCTCCCCGGGAATGCAAGCCAGTTCAGATTCCAAGCAGATCAATTTCATGCAATCGTATCTCGATGCATTGGTCGAGAAGCAGGTATCGCCGCCAACGCTATTGCCATCGACCCATGAGGGCAAAGTCGATCTGCGTGCAGGAGGTCACACATTCTTCAAGGACCAGGGTTCGATGCCGAGATTTTGGGACAACCCGGGCAACTACATGATCGGTGAGGACCGGACAGTTTTCCGTCGCGAGAACATCAATAGAGCGTTTCACGTAGAATTATTCCAGGCACTCGGTGCAGTTCCGGTCGGCAAGCAAATGACAGCAGCCGAGGTGAATATGAGACAGAGAGATCGTCTCACATTGTTCTCCCCGACATTCGCTCGCAAGAATACAGAATTGAATACGCCGGTCATGAAACGAATCTTTGCGATCCTCCTTCGTGCTGGTGCTTTCGGTGAACTGCCACAGGAGTTGATCCGGATCAACGCGGAAGGAATGCCGTTCATGCCTGATCCGGAGATCGTCTACTCATCTCGATTGGCATTGCAGATTAAAGCGATCCACAACGAAGCGTTTTTGCGGACTATCGATACGACCGGTCCACTCATCGAATATGCTCCTGACATGATCGACAACCTGAACACTGATGCGCTGTTCCGAGGAGCAGCCCGGAACGAAGGAATGAAAGAGGCATGGCTCCGCTCGGATGACGATGTCGATGCGATCAGGCAGAATCGAGCAGAGCAGATGGCGCAACAGCAGCAGCAGGAATCCGCTCATGCCGAGGCAGACTCCGCATCGAAGATGGCGAATGCAGGTCTGATGACAGAAGCAGCATGACGCTCGGAGAAAAACTTTTCGACCCGGGCAATCTCTACGCAGGGGAGAACGATGTCGCGGCAGAGGCGCGAGTCGAACGGACACGTAAGATATTTCGCGAATGTCTGGATACGCCACAGGGCCGGAAACTCTTAAACATTCTCACACAAGCCTCACCGCCATACGCTCCGCGTTTCTCCGGCGACTTCGATCCGATCAAAGCGGCGCAAGCGGACGGCGAAAAGAATCTCATTGGACTACTCGTCATCAACGGCGGGAATCCAAAGTTATAAAACCAACCAACCAATAAAATAGACATGGCAGAAGACATCACATCCGAAGAGCAGGACGCGATCATCGCGGACGCGATTGCGCAAGCGGCGGAAGAAGGTCCAGTCGGAGCGGTCGGAGAGGGAGTCACAGGTCCAGAGGGAATACCTGATTCATCCCCTCTTGAGGTGACGAGCGAAACGGAATCAGAAGACCCGGGAGCAGGGCTGTTCGACGATGACGACATTCGTCCGATCAATACGAAACTTCGTTCACATCCGGGCTATCTCGCAATCGAGAACGGCAAGGTCATGGGAGACAAAGACCCCGAGGTCGTTCAATGGTGCAGAGATCATCTCTCGCCATCTGAGTTTGGCGAAAAATACGACGGTCGAAAAGTCGGCTAATTTCAAATCGCAGAGTGGAGCAATGGTAACTCGCCTGACTCATATTCAGGAGATCGAGGGTTCGATTCCCTCCTCTGCAATTCCAATTTTATACAGACATGAGTGAACCAGCAGCAGCAGCAGCAGCACCGGCAGCGCCGGCTCCGGCTCCGGCACCAGCACCAGCAGCACCGGAAATCGATCCGGATGCCATCGCGCCATACCTCGACGAAGGTCTAAACTTTCGCGACAAATGGTATGAGGATGTGAAAGATGCCGACTTCGATTCGCTCCGGGCGGATGCGGCGAAATACAAATCCATTCCGGACATCATCCGTTCCGCGAAGGAACATCAAGCAGCATTCACCAAGTTGCAGCAGGACAAAGGCATCCGTGTCCCGGGCGAAGGCGCAACGGACGAAGAGACGGCAGCATATCGTGCCGCCGTAGGTGTTCCGGTAACTGCCGATCTCTATGATCTCGCTCTTCCGGAGCAGATGCCAGAGGGAGTCGACTTCCAAAAGGCGGACATAGAATGGTTAGGAGAATTCGCCCATGACCGGGGAATCCCAAACTCAGCGGTCAATGATCTGATCGGTGAATGGGCATTGCGCGAATCGCAGCAACTCGCTGGATACCAGGCTGAGTCTGCTGAACAAGAACAAGCACTCAAGGACAAATGGGGAAACAATTGGGAGCGCAACAATCAGGATGTCATGGGAGCGATCCAGCTTGGCGAAGGGAATCTGGAGAATCCACACTTCAGCGACCCGGGCGTACGATCGGTCATCAAAAACCTGCTCGACAAGGGCGGATTCTCCGAGGACCAGATCGTCTCTGGGCAAACGATGGGCGGAGGACTTTCCCCGGGATCACAGGCGAAGGACATCCGGACGAATCCGGACAATGAGTTGCACGGTCCGTATTGGAACGAGGACAACAAATACACATCTGCTCAACAGGAGGCGGCAATCTCGGCTGCTCAAAATCTCGACAAGCAGCAAGACAGACTCGGTCGATAACAATTACCCGTGTCTGGAGGTGCGTCGTCTCGGGAGGGGCGGCGCATTTTTATTGTTGCAATCCAGCCACTCTCAAACTGGACTGTTATTGTTCTTATAAAGGCCCATGAATTTGTGGATTACCGGCATAGGCACTCGTCACAAGCGAGGCTCCGACACCGGAACTACCAAGCAGAAGACATCAAACTTCTTAACTTGAATCCAACAATTATTTAATCATGGCATTATCAGTAGCAGGCGGAGTAGCCGAGGAATTTCGGCGCGACTTCGCAACAAACTTGGACCACGTCGTCCAGCAAATGGAGAGCAAACTCGCCGCAAAGGTGAAGGTGATCTCCGATTTCCCCGGGAAACAAAAGACTTTCAACGACCTGGAATCTTTTGAGCTTGAGGAAAGAACCGGTCGTCTCACGGCATCCACTCCGACAGAGATCGAGCTTCACGCTCGGACGATGACGAAGCGTTCTTTCAAGAAGCAGATCATCTTCGACAAGGACGACAAGGATTTCCTTGGCGCACTCGGTCGTCCTGACTCCGAGGTTCTTGAAGAGTTCAAGGCCGCGATAAACAGAAATAAAGATACGAGAATCGTCGAAGCGGCACAGGCGACTGTGTATGGCGGAGCCGAACCGTATGTTACACCGATTGATCTGGCGACAGATGCTGCCAACTCTGTTGCGGCAAACTACGATCCGATCACTCCGGCGCAATCGGGGATGACTCCAAACAAGATTCTTCGCGCCTGTTCAATCGCAGAGGAGCGTGAGCTTGATCCACTCAACGAGGAGTGGACTCTCTACATGAACCCGAAAGCGAAGCAGGATCTGTTCACTTACGTGCAGACTGCAACGAACGATGTATGGGCCGGCGCCGTTTTCAAATGGCTTGAGAATCCCACGCAGAAACTACTCGGCATGAGGGCTGTTGTTACCAATGACGTTGTCGTTGGTGCAGGAGACATCACCGATTGTTTCGCCGTCTGCCAGCGCAAGGGCATCTGGACCACGCCGGGAACGTCTGAGGTTAAGATCGACCTTCGTGCCGATCTCGATCACGCAGCACAACTGTCCGTCTATCATTGCTTCGCAACGATGCGCCGGTATGAGAAGGGCGTCATCGTCATCAAGACAGACGAATCTCCATAATAGGTTCGTCCATCATTCATCATTCATCATTCATTCAAATCAGAAAGGTAAAATACCATGGCAGATTACAACGGAACAATCCGAACAGCCCAACTTGAGGCTCGATACAAGCGCAATGCGGCAGCAGGAATGCGCGAGGTTCATAATGAACTCCGCATTGCTCGTCTCACCTACACATTCGATGGAACGGAGGCGACTACTGAAGTGGTCGATCTTGCGTGTCTCGGAATTGAAGGTGCGATTTTGCTTCCTCACCTGTCGTACGCCAGCAATGACAGTTCGACAGATATTGACATCAGTTTCAATCTGAGTGCCAATATCGCAGGAGTGGAGACAGCAGTTTCTGCGGTCCTTGCGTTCGACAACACCATTGCACCATTCGTGCGGATCGAGGACCAAGCTCCGGCTGTTCTCGCAGCAGCAGATACGGTGGGCATCACGTTCGTCGATGCCGGTATCGGCTCTCGTCCAGCAGGTGCTATCATCATGATCGAGGTCGCGTATCTCGCTCCAACGGCGCTCTAAGCTCAATAAGGTGCCTCACCGGTCGTGTTAGCGATTGGTGGGGCATTCTTTTTTCCCGATGGCATCGAAGACCGACATCGCAAACATGGCTCTCTCCCGGTTGGGCGAGACTCAGATATCTGACTTCACTGAGAATACTCCGAATGCTATTGCGGTTCGTCTTCATTACGGAACGGTCCTCGACAGTCTGTTGAGGATGCACAATTGGAATTTCGCAACAGCCCGGGCAACTCTGACGGCCCTTTCGACTGCTCCAATTTTTGGTCACACTTACGCATACGCTCTACCGGCGGACTGCATTCGACTGTCTAGCCTGAACGGGATACAAGCAGATCAGGCGGAGACAGATTTTCGCATCGAGGGGATCAACCTGCTTACGGATGCGACAGCGGCAAACATCTGCTACGTGCGGAGAATCGAGGATACCACGCTCTTCGATTCTCTTTTCGTCGAGGTGCTAATTCTAAAACTGGCAGCAGTTCTTGCGCTCGATGTCACTAACAGTTCGACGAAGCGTCAAGAGATGCTCGACGAAGCAGCCGGGATGATGGACGAAGCGTCGTTCTCGGATGCTAGTGAAAACACGGTCGAGATTCTCGATCCACTCGGCGGGTCGCAATACCGCCAGCAAAGGTCTGTCGATGTCTATAATGATTTTTACTGATGGCATCGAAAACCGATATCGCGAACATGGCACTATCGCGATTGGGCGAAGGTCGAATCTCTGACTTCACAGAGAACAGTCCCAACGCAATCGCAGTTCGGCTACACTACGATACCGTAAGGGATGCGCTCCTTCGATTGCATCCGTGGAATTTCGCAACAGCCCGGGTGACACTCTCGCGGCTATCGGATGTTCCGGTGTTTGGTCACGATTACGCGTATCAATTACCATCGGACTACATCCGGATCTCGACCATGAACGGCAAGCAAGCCGACCTGGTGCAAGCATTGTTCCGGGTAGAGGGTCGGCAACTTCTAACGTCGGTGACGGAGGTTCGCATTTCCTACGTTCAGCGGACAGATGACTCGTCCATCTTCGATCCACTATTCATCGAGGTGCTGGTGCTGAAACTGGCAGCAGCTATCGCTCTGACGATCACGGGATCGATTGAACTACGGGACGAGATGCTCGCGGAATCGAAGGCGCGACTTGCGTCGGCTACGATGTCAGATGCTACGGAGGACAAGGTGGAAACCTTGAATCCTCTGGCCGGTTCCAGGTCACAGGAATTTCGGAGATTCTCGATTTTCGCGCAAGGAACATACGGTCCTACCATCGAGGATCTGGTCGCGAAGGCGGGAGATGATGGGTGGAGTCCGTTGATGAAGTCTGTCGTCGATGGCACGCGCAAAGTGATCTGGCTTTATCAATGGGCGGGCGGAGGCGGGACTCCGCCGGCTACGGGCTATCTCGGACCTGACGGTCTGGTATCGGTTATCGCGGATGCGACAGACATGGCCGGAGTCGGAGCGGCAGGAGCAGACGGAATCTCAGCTTACGATGTCGCAGTTCTGGAGGGATTCTCAGGGACTCAGGCAGAGTGGGTCGCATCCATCGAGGGTGTTGCTGGACCGACAGGCGATACTGGACCGGCAGGAGCAACTGGGGCAACTGGTCCTACGGGAGCAACTGGCAGTGCGGGAGCAGATGGAGCAGATGGAGCGGATGGGACAAATGGAGCAACTGGGGCAACCGGTCCTACGGGAGCAACTGGCAGTGCGGGATCGAGCGCATTCGTTTATGTCGCGTGGGCATCGGATGCGAGCGGAACCGATTTCACCAACACTTTCGATGCTGCATTGGATTGGATTGCGGTTCTACCAACGACATCGGCAATCGCAACTCCGATTGCCAGTAACTTCACCGGACTGTGGAAAAACTATAAGGGGGCGACTGGCGCGACTGGCAGTGCAGGAGCAACGGGTAGTACGGGAGCAACTGGCAGTGCAGGAGCGACTGGCAGTGCGGGAGCGACTGGAGCGACTGGCAGTGCAGGGGCAGACGGGAGTGAGGCATTCGTCTACATCGCCTATGCTTCTGATGCTTCCGGCACGGCATTCACCAACACGTTCGATGCTGCGCTCGATTACATTGCGATCAAGTCGACTACGTCCGTCATCGCGACTCCGGCTGACTCTGACTTCACCGGACTCTGGAAAAATTACAAAGGCGCAACTGGCGCGACAGGGGCGGCTGGATCAAACGGCAGCAACGGCAGTGACGGCAGCAACGGAGCGAGCGCATACGTCTACATCGCCTATGCTTCTGATGCTTCCGGAACTGACTTTACGAACACGTTCGACGCTGCTCTCGATTGGATCGCAGTCCTTCCAGAAACGACAGAGGTATTCACGCCGGTCGTTGGAAATTTCG